GCCAAGTTCTTGCCTTTGGCTTCAACCTGTATGTCAAACTGATCTGCGAAGCCCAGCACCCACTCGTTCACAGCATGGTTCCAACAGAAGTCGCTGTGAGCACGGAGTTGCTGCTTTTTATAACCTCTAGCAATAAGAGCATCAAGGTCAGGTCTAGTTCTGCTATCATGACCGACCAGAAGATCTTCGCGGCTAGTAGAGAAGTGCATAGCAGGGCGGACGCCGCGCCAAGACTCAATAACCCGCTGAACACGATCGTCCTTGGGGTCAATGTATTCACCTGTTTTGACCCAATGGTGATGAACGTCCAACACAAGAGCCACATGCTCAGCCACAGCAAGAGTAGAATCAAGCCCATTAGATACCTCGTCGTTTTCGATAGTTATGAGATTTCGTGCCTCTGGGCTAAGTTTCTGCAAGGTACGCAGAAACTTTTCAGCACCGCCTTTGCCCGATAAGTGAACATTGATTTTGAACCCGTGATCGTGCCAACTTTGGCCATAACCCATCCATCGCGCCATATCGGCATGATATTCAAATTCAAGAATCGATCGTTGAACGATTTCATCCGATTCGCTGGCCAGCACACAAAATTGTCCTGGATGAAAGGACAGTCGGACACCAAGACGCCGAGCAGCATCACCCACTGGCGCAAAGATTCGTTCGCAATGATCTTGAATTTCAGCACGTTGCCACCAATCAATCCATGAGGGTTCGGTGTAGCCTTGTAGCATTTCGCTACCCAGTCGCACCATGCGCCGCTCAGGAGCCATGGCACCCACACGCTCCACCATCATCAGGGCAGCACGAGCATTGTGGTTCATAATATCCCACTGCCGTTGTTCGGCTTCGTCAGCATGCTCACGCAGCCAGCGCATGGTAGTTGAACGTCCGTTGATATCACGGTCCTTTGCATTGACTTTCATGCCGCCAGTTTCACTGGGGTCATTGAGCCACTTGCAACAAAAGCCAAAACGAGGTGTATTCATATTTGTATTGTACAACAATTCGATAAATATGTCAAGAGGTAAACTTATTATGTACTCACTAATTATCAATTGGCATCTTGGCTGGGAGCGCCCAGAAGAATATCGCAACGATCGCCAGTCTTACATACAAAACCCCGAAAGAGCAGCCAAATTCAAAGAACTTGTAGATGCAGGGTTGGTCAGCAATACTTTTGGTCCAAACTGCTATATTCGTACTCTTGAGGACTCAGCGGAAGTTTGCAATGCTACATGGCAAACATTAGAGGCCGCACAACAATGGTTAGAAATTTGCAAGCCAATCCCGTACATTATTGGCATGAAGATTGTTGACGAGTCGGGTACTACTTTAGTTAGCTTTCCTGAGTAAATCCAAAGTCACACAGTGAAATCCACCGCCCAGCGTACGACTGTGGCGTAATTCCCACGGAATCACTGTGAAATTCCAGCGTTCCAGTGTACGGATTAGATCTGCTTGGTGTCGGTCCACAATAACTGTATGTGGGTCCACACTGAGCATGTTCATAGCAATCCATTTTGATGCATAAGGATACTCGTGAAATCCTTGTGCTACCACATCATCCACCCAAATCTTGTCCCAGGTTTTGAACACTTGTGGCACAGATTCTGGCTTGACTCTAGCAGCATTGAGCATGACCAGTCCTTCGCGCAGGGCAACAATGGTTGAATCGATGTGTACTCCTGCGTAGAAATTACACAGCTCAATATCAACTTCGGGCAGTTGATCGCACAACCATTCATAAGCAGCACGATTTCCTGATGCTGATTCTAAAAACAACATCTTGTCGTTGAGACGCAGCACATTGGCAGCATCCAGCGTCATGCCTGCATTGCGAGGCATTTCAATAATGCGGTCTGCTTGCTGTAGTACGTCCATGTAGCATTGCGCTTCCATGTCTCTACAGGGATACATCATAGCAGGATCCACAATGGTACTGCCATACACAATGAATCTATCTCTGGGGCAGTAATTGTACATGCCATCGTGTACTTGGAAGTTGAGTGGATCTGGGCGTACAACTTCTACGCCTAAGCTCATCAGGGTCGTTGCTAGACCATCCAAGTCCTCATTGGCCTCATCAATAATCCACTGCGGCACAGGGCCTGTGGGCACAGGAGTTTCTTTCCAAGTGGTCTTTTTGCCTTCTAACTTAAACACTGGATCGTTTGTTGGCCAATTAGCATGGGTTGCATCGCCGACAATAATGCGCTTGAGCGGGTCCCACTCGTTAAAACTTGATATCATAAGTGCCCGGTGATTTGTAATGTGTAGCGGTCTTCTAGACCAATGTTTGCTGCCATGTGCGGTGTGCTGTAAACCCATTCCACAGTGTCGCCTGCACGCCAGTTCACATATGGCTTGCTGTTGGCTTCTAGATAGTGTCCTGGTTTCCAGTCTTCCAATAGCAACAGGGCACGTCTAATGGTGTGTTCGCGCCCTTGAAGGTTGAATATTTCAATATAACGCTTGTACAGATCTGAATGCACTGGCATCACAGTACCTGTGGGCATGCGATAAAACGCAAGCCCAATGTCTTTCCAACCACGTTCTGTATAGATGTTGATAAAACTATCGGTCCATGCAGGTAATCTGTGGCGCATGTCAGCAAGGTCACCGCAGATTTTGGTGTGATACCCTTGCCTAAGCCATAGTGCCACAGTCTCTGGATCGTTGAACGGTTCGTTGATGTAGTCCAGGGTTTTGAACTCGTCATCCCAGAACCGTTCAATGTGATACTCAACGACCGCGGGTGTTGCCATAGTGGACAACTTTTACATCCTGAGTTGAGGACAGTTTGCGCCATGGATCAACTATCACAGATCCTGGTCGAATATCGCAGTAGGCTTGTGTGTCTTTCTGTTCGCCGGTGTACTCATAAGTGATCTTGCGGTTGTGTGCCCACAGGAACACAGCAGGATGTTTGACTTCTTTGACAACTTCTTCCATGTTGTCCGCCAGCGGATCAACATACACAACAGGCATGCCGGCTTCTTTGACATAGTGACCAACTAATGTTGAATAGCTGCCGATACAGTATTCAACGTCGGGCTTGTAGGCTTTGCCGTGAATGACAATCGGCAGTCCTGCGGCCCGGCTCTGTTCAACCAAGAACAGCGCCAAGTTCTTGGCCTGGATTTCGCGAGCATGCATGATAGTGTCAAACAAATCATAGCCTACATCATAGTGCTCAGCCAACCAACGCAGAGCAATGTTGTCGCGTGGGTGGCAAGCACCTGCATCGCCCATGCCTGCGGTCATGTACTTGGGCCCTTGCAAGCGCATGGTGCTACGTGCTAATGCATTGGTAACAACGTCAACGTTGATGTTGCCAATCTTCATAGCGAAGTCTTGGATCATGTTGACAATACCAACCTTGGCACTGATGTAGGTGTTGTAGAAGATCTTGATAGCTTCGCACTCGTCCCAGGTGCCAATTTCATAGCGTGGGTCGTTGTTCATGATGGTCTTGTACAGTTCAATCAGCTCGCCAGCAACACCGGTAAGATCGCCATCTTCGGTACCAATAATAACCATCTCAGGATTGGCCATGTCCCACTTCACTGAGCCCATGGCAATAAGGTAAGGGTTGTACAAGAACTGATGCTTGTTGTCCAGCAATGGCACAAACTTGGCACGAGTAGTACCGGGTAGAACTGTGGAGATTAACACAACCTTTTTGCTGGTCTTTGCATGTTGATTGACTTTGGTGATTGCGTCGATTACAGCGTCGTGACCAAAGTCTCGGGGTTCCATGTGGCTCGAGGGCACAGATCCGTCGTACCCTTCAGCGTGTGGTGTTGGTACAGCAATAAAAATCCAGTCGCTTTCGTTGACTAGTTCGTCAATGTCGCAGACCTTTACTGAGTCGCTTTTGCGTGGGTAGATATCATAACCACGAACTTCGTGCTTCTCTGCCATGACTTCAGCGCAGTCAAGGCCAAGCTTACCGATACCAATAAAACCAATTTTTTCCATGTGTGATTTTCCTTTAGATAGATTATACAATCATTTAGACAGTCTTTGCGACCATGATACTATAATTTATCGTGGGTATCGGTACAGCGCCAAAATTCTAGTCAGTCAACGCAGAGTTTTAAAACGTTCAAAAACTGCTTCGTAGTTATTGACTACATCAGCAGCAAAGTCAAAACTCAACATGTTCATCTGTGGATTTTTATCGCTGACAACGTTGAACCCTTGGGGGAATTCGTTGTGTGTTGCTTGTTCTAATTTTTTAAATTCAAAACGACGTTGTTCTACTAGATCAACTGCATCGCTTTGTGCCAACGCCCAGTTGCCCAATACTTCGTATTCACTGAACCATTTTACATTGGCCACATAGTCCCAGGGGGTGTATTCAATCATGGCGTCAAACGCATCCATGGCATGACGTTGTTCTGTTATGCGCTTTAAGCTGTCCCAGTTTGTTTTGAGTACAGGCATCATGTCGCACACAAAGCAATGCGGGGTTTGACGCTCTAGCCCTGTTATAGCACGGAATCCCTCATAGTAACCCGGAGCATGACTAGTGTTGGGAAGATTCCATAGTTGCAATTTTCCATCTTTGAAATAATTGTAGGGCTGTGTACAGAAAGTGTCAGCATCGTGCAAGAACAAAAGGTCATAGTCTAAGATGTCGATCATGGCCAATTTTATAGCCTGTTGAAACAACCACTGCCCTCGATAGTCACCGGGCAGGTTCCAGTTGTTTACCTGCGGTCTTTGGTCCACAACTTCTTGATCAGTGAGATAAACAAACGTGCTGGTGTCAATGCCGTACTTGCGGAACACTGCATCTAAACGTTCACCATTGAGTGGAGAGATAATGTACGTTTTGTCAAACGGTTGTAGGTAATGATCAAATTGTAGTGTTAGGCAGGCATTACCAATGCGGTGTGCGCCCACAGGCATTATTCTTGCAGTTCTCAAAGCTGTTCCCCGGTAAAATCTTATTTACCGGTTTTTACCAAGGTGCCGTCCCAGCTCTCAGGTGGCGGGTTTTCTTTGAACTCTTTGATGCGTTCCAACAAGTTATCATAAAAACTATCAAGTTCGCCTGCCCACTTGCCCCTGAGTGTTTCAGTGATTGCTTGCTCACAGTATTCCCACTCTCGCTGTTTGAAGTATTTGATTACGTTGTGATGCAAATCTTGATAGTGTGCAACCAGCGGAAACTCTTGCAAAGGTATCTTTTCTACCAAGCAATATGCAGTGACCGGCAGCATGTCAGGAGGTCTGCGCACAGTGTCAAGTTCCAGTACAGTATAACTGTCAGGTAATTGTTGAGCGGTGTCTCCAAATATAATGTGCATATCAAATCCTTTTAAATATGTATGATGAGTTTTACGTTTGACTTAATTTCTGATTTACACACCGATACTTGGGAAACCAATAATTGGGAAGACATGGCCACTAGCCCTGTGTGCGTTGTTGCTGGTGATGTTAGCTCTGATCGTGCTCAAGTAGTAGACACGTTGCGTCGACTTGGCAAAGCATACCAGGCAGTGTTCTACATTGATGGCAACGACGAGCACCAGCCATATCTACATAACCTGGGATATAGCTATGCTGACCTTGTGAGCAAGATCAACAAAATACCCAACGTGGTTTACTTGCAAGACAACGTGGTTGTAGTAGATGGTGTAGCTATATTGGGCACCAACGGGTGGTGGGGGTTTGATTTTGACCTAAGCGTAGACGGACCGAGTTCAGCTGAGTGGTACCAGGAAAAATTTAACTTGACCAACGACGCAGTCAAGGCCATTGCCAAAATGGCCACCAATGACACCATGTATCTAATAAACTCAGTCAAACGCCTACAGACCCACCCCGAAGTAGAACGAATTGTAATTGTTACTCACACTGTGCCCGAAGCAGAGCTAATTGAACATGATATTGCGCTAGAGGGACACTTGAAGTTCAACACCATGGGCAACAGATACATGAATCAAGTGCTGGATGTTGATTACAAAGAAAAAATCCACACATGGTGCTTTGGGCACTATCACGGGGGTGTGGATCAAATCCACAACGGTATCAGATATGTCAACAACTGTAGAGGTAGAGGTGATTCACCGTACCAGCAGTACGTATATCACCCCCGACGCATTGTAATTGATTACTGAACCGAATCAGGTTCAAGCTTGATTTGCAAAGGATAGCTTTGGGCACGAGCACTGACTGTGACCTCGATGCCTTTTTGCTCAGCAATTTCATAGGGCAGAACTGCAACCACAGCTGATCCAGCTTCGTGAATGTCTTGTGTAATAGTAAACGCAGTTTCTTCGTTGTAATTGAAAAACTCTACCAAGCTGTCAATCACAAACTCCATGGTAGTTTGGTTATCGTTTAGATAGATCACTTTGAACATTGGAGGCTCTTTTACCGCCTCGTTAATCTTGGTTCGTGAACTAGTTTCAGATTGTGCCATTTTTGCTCCTGCAAGGCTTGTTAAAAATTGTTTCAGCAGTGGCAGGATGCCCTGCCACTGTATTTACACTATTATATCAGTTTTGATAGGTGATAGCAATAGCCTTAGGCTTGGCTTCTTCAGGAACTTCACGTTCCAAATACACGCTCAAAATGCCATTGCGAATACTAGCACTCTTGACTTCGACGTGCTCAGCTAGTGTAAATGTGTGACGGAAGTCACGGCTGCTGATTCCACGATGCAGGTATTCGTGGGCAGCATCTTCTTCGGTTTTGCGAGCACCAGTGATAGACAACACACGTTTGTCTAAATTGATGTCGATTTCGCCTTCTGCAAATCCGGCCACGGCCACTTCGATCGTAACTGTGTTTTCACCAGTTTTGATTACGTTGTGTGGAGGATAGTTAGAGTTGCTTTGCTGCGATGTTACTCGCATGAGTTCATCAAACATTGAATCAAAGCCAATTCCAAACTTGTGCAGTTGGGGGATATCGAAACTACGAAGAGTGAGAGTTTTTGTCATGTTAATCTCCTTTTAAAGCAAGTATGACATTAATGTAGCCCGACCATCGGCGCTACATTGTTATTTATTATACACGACGCATTGGTTCTACAAAACGGTATTCGAGCAAATAGTCGTATTTAGGCAACCAAGTCATAGCAAACAACGAATAGTGTTGGTCGTTGTCAAACGTTATCCGAACTGTGTATTTGTGAATCTTTTTGTTGTAGGCTATACCGTATTTGTCTGCCCACTCATGCAAATTCTTGTTGAGCTGCTGGTTTACAAAAGCGACAGCTCGATCACCGACATTTTTTGGTAGACTAAATTCGATGTACATCAGTACATTTTGCGCGGCAGCTCTTGTTCGCGAAGCTTCTTACGCCAACGCTGTTTGGCAGCTGATGCTTTGAGCTTGCGAGCTGTAGTGGGCTTGACATAGTGCTCACGATCGCGCAGATCGTTCAGCAAGCCCGAAGCTGCAATTTTCTTTTTGAATTTACGCAGAGCGCGGTCTACGTTTCCATCTTGTACTAGTACTGATCTTCCGTGTAATTTTTCCATAGGTCAAAGTTCTTTAGGACTATTTACCAAGTTTTGATCAATATCTAGGTGTTTAATACCATCACTGCGATAACGAGCTAGGTTGTACATGTGTGGCAATAACACACGCTCAAGTTCAGAATGCAAGCCCCGGGCACCAGTTTTGTTCTTGATTGTGCGTTCGGCAATCAAGTCCAAGCTGTCGGGTGTAAATTCAAGCTCAACTTCGTCTTGACGGAACAACCATTGATATTGGCTCACATAGCTGTGCTTGACATCTTTGAGAATACGAACCAGGTCCTTCTTGTCCAGTTCATTGAGTGCTACCCAGCTGGGGAAACGTCCCACAAACTCAGGAATCAACCCAAAACGCACTAGATCATCGGGTGTGGTTTGATCCAGCTGACCCTTGGCATCTGACACTACATTGGCAGCGAAGCCAATGCTGGTGCCTTTGATGCGGTTCTTTACAATATTGTCCAGTCCCACAAACGCACCGCCTGCAATAAACAGGATATCACGAGTGTCAATTTCCACAGTGTCGCCAGACGGATGCTTGCGTCCACCTTGCGGCACGATACGGCACTTGGTGCCTTCTACCAGTTTCAGCAAAGCTTGCTGCACGCCTTCGCCTGACACGTCACGGGTAATCGATGTGCTTTCACTCTTGCGACTGATCTTGTCAATTTCGTCCACAAACACAATACCACGCTGTGTTTTTTCTAAGTCATAGCCCGACGCTGCATACAATCTGCTGATCAAGCTTTCTACGTCATCACCTACATAACCTGCTTCTGTGAGGCTAGTAGCATCTGCAATCACAAAAGGCACATCAAGGTAACGTGCCACTGTGCGAGCCAGCAATGTTTTGCCTGAACCAGTGGGGCCAAGCATGAGAATGTTGGCTTTTTCAATCTCAGTATTTTTGTCTTTGTTGCTGATACGCTTGTAGTGGTTGGCAATAGCCACGCTCAACACCATCTTGGCATTGTCTTGCCCAATCACATACTGATCAAGATGTTTGCGAATTTCTCTTGGATCAAGACTGGGTTGTGCAGGATCAACGGTCACAGGTTGATCAACCAACAGTGTTTGACATAAGTCTACACACTCGTTACAAATAGCAACACTGTCGCCTACAATGAGTTTGGTTACAGTGTCCTTGTGCTTGCCACAAAAACTACAGGTATCTAGATTTTTATTTTCGTTCATTTGTTGGAGTTTGATTCAAGACGTTGTGCTACCTGAGCCTGTTCACTTTCGCTCAACATGTCAGGGTCGTATTCGCCGCTAGTGATTTTGCTGATCAAGTAATCAATATAGGCCATATCGTAAGTATAGTTGTCTGATCGGGTCTTGTCAACCGAGATCCAATCATTGCCATTGAATTTATGCAATGTGTTAGGAACTTGGTCAGTTTTGATCCAAGAATCGCCTTTGCTTGGGTTCTGGGGGAACGTTGGACCGAATCCAAATTTTGGCTCTTGGGGCAGGTATTTGACCCAAGGTAGTTCATCTATTAGACCGCGCTCAAACAGTGTACGTTGATGCTTTAGAGTATCATCGGGATTTTCTTGTTTCCATTGAGTCATTGCTGCTCGCATAGCCGGGGATTCTTCATGATACTCCGGGGGCTCAAGATAATCTCCAGGACGTTCAACATCCGGAATAGTTGCACCGGACAGAGTCAACTCGCCACTGTCCAATGCTCGTGCAATGGCTGCTTGCAGCTCTGGATGGTCAGCAATGGGCTCTGGAACACCCGGCTCTAAATCAAGCTTTTCTAATTCTTGAACCACTTCAGATTTAGCAACCATGGGCTGCAAGTTTTCAAAGTGAGAGAACCCTGCTGTGAGATAAGGATGTTGTTCTAGTATGCTCTTTTCTGGCTCCGACGGCGGTACCTCCGCAGGAAACATCCAGCCCACAGGATGCGGATCTTGTTTGAAATCTTGTACTACAGTGTCTTCCACAGGCAAATCTCCTCCAGTGTCCAACGCTTGTGCAACTTGGCGTTTCTTTTTCAATTCAGCTTCAAACTCTTCATCCTCTTGAGGCCGTAGTCTCAACAGTTCAAATACTCGTTGCTTTTCCCACTTTAGACTTTCTGTTGCAGCCAGCAACATCATGATAGCCAGCGGGTCAAACACACTGACCAACAAGATAATTACCCAGCGTACAGCACGTTCTAGCAAGTTTGCGTCAGGATTGTCGCCATAGACCAAGGCGGCAATATACTTAACCGGGCCCACTTCGGCTTCGACTTTTCGTACTTCAGCTGCAATAGGCGCTCGTTCTTCGTTAAGTGCGCTAATCCTTTTTTGACTCTGTTCAATCTCTTTGAGTAAGCGACCACGCTCTGCCTGTTGGCTGCGACGAATTTGCACCGCACGTTCCGCACCCGTTTCTGTTGTTGAGCGGCCCATAACTTGGTCCACTGCTTCGTCAAGCTGTTTAAGCGCCTTACGGTTAGCATCTATGTTGTCCCGTTCTGTTTTGATTTTTTCGTCGTAGATGGCAATCTTGGCTTGCACATCTCCGGATATCATGCCTTGATCTGAGTGTGCTTTTGACAAGAAACCAAAGATACCCATGCTGGTAATGACCATGAGTATGGCCACAGCAGGCACAAGATATGCCTTCATTAGCCAGCGACAACGGCTCCAATATTCGTGTAGCCACAGTGTGACCACAACCTTTCCAATTTCAAGAATACCGCCCATAACGATAATGGGTATTACCGCAGCGGCAAAAATCGCAGTGAGACCTGCGATTGAATAATAGGCGGCAATAACTGATAAACTCAGCGCCACCGCCAATGTTAGGTAGCTGAGAAACATAAGATTATTTATTGGTGGCGCTGACCACTCTAACTGCTAGCTTAACGCTGATCCAGCTGGCAAAGCTAGCATCAGGAACGTCAAACCAAACGTTGATTTTCCGGCGTCCCCAATTGCTTTCTAGTTTGCGTTTCACGCGACTTTGTCCGGTCCACTTGCCGTGTCCAAAGACTCGTTGTGCTTCGCGGATGATAGAGTACCATTGTTTGGCATTTTCTAACTCAACCACGATGCGGTATAGTTGCATAGCATCGGTCGTTGTTTTAAGCGAGTCAAGGGACTGCAACGTATCATCGCTGACAGGGGTTTCAATTTTGACAGACATAACGTCCTTTCACTGTTGGTTCCTACTGGGCTTACTCCCGGGTATCAGCCGGGTTTTGACTTGCGTCTAGGACAGTGTCGCACCTCATGGAATTACGCTGATGAGCCACGGCACAAGCCGGGCAATTACCCCCGGCCTCCACTCAGCAACCATAATATCCTGGCCAGGCCCGACACTATGCAAAGACTAGTTTACTAAAAACTATAGAACAAGTCAAGCAAATTCTAGAACAATATTGTCTAATTCTTCCCGAACAAAGTGTTCGTCAGGGTCATAGGCAACACCACGCCAGCGCACCACTGCCAGCACATCGTCCGGAGTCCAGTCATTGTGCCAATAAATGCCGTTGAACTCTGCTTGATATGTGTGTCCCGTATCAGTTTCTACTTCGTACTTGCCTTGGCGCACGGGCATAACGTCGGCAGTGAACCAATCAGTCAGTGTATACTTGATGTCGTCCATGTCACGGTAGCGTTCATATCCGTTGCCTCGGTTAGATCCAGCAATATAAAACGCATGGTCTGAGCCCTTGCCGTTGGTATTGCCACCGTAGTTATCTAGTTCTTCATCGTCGTATTCCACGCCCACAACAATTTCGTTGGCGTCAAACTCTGAGATATTAAGCAAGAGTTTTTCAGGATCAAACGGTTCGCGCAGTTCGATATCGGCTTCAAAGAAACTGCCTTTGTCTGATGTATAACCAAAGTATACTACAGTGCCCGGGGATTGGCTGTCAATCCAAACTTCGTCACAGGTACTGAGTTGTACATCACAACCATCAAGATCACTGAGATCACGCTCATAGACCACGTTGCCGTTTTCGTCGGTGACACGCATGGTCCCGGCGTTTCTGTCTACACCGTTGACATGTCCTATGTTGTCGCAGTCATAATAACAACCAGGAACAAAAGGCAACATGTCTTCAGGCAGGTCCTCGTAGTTCACAGGTTCATCACTGCCCCAGGCGCAGTCTGGTACACTGAGTCGGTGTTCGCGGAAGTAATCGTAGACCTTACGATCTACTGTGCCCATGACATACTCGCCGCCGTAGCCCCAGAGTTCGATCTTGTAGGTACGTGGGGTAAACTTCAGGCGCTGAATCAGCTCTTCGTTGGTGTGTCCTGTTGCTGTGTTGGGTGCGTCAGCCATTTGTTTTTCCTACGGGCATTGTTGATTCGGCTTTTAGTAAGGCATTCCGTACTTCTTGTAACAGTGCGTCATCGTCCCAGACCAGTTCTGTGCGGCCGTCAGGGTGAGTGGTCACTGTGAGGTGATTTCCCTTGACTACCACAGGTTCGGTGGATGTGGTTTGCTTTTTAGCAGTAGCCTTTTTGGCCGCAGGCTTTGCGACTTTTTCAACCACTTCTTTCTTTTTACGAGTTGTTGCCATTTTGTTTTTCCTTGGTTAGTTTACACACCAGTTGAAACTGCTCGTAAGCGTCACGAACTGCTGGGTGTTGTAATAGTTTATCCGCTTCTGCTTGCATGGCTTGAATTCCTGCTTCAGCAAGGTCCCGAGTGCTGCTAAATTGTATGCTAAACAACTCGTCGCCAAATGCTGCCTTCATTTCTTCCCAGGCGGCTTTTTGCCGCGGGGTAACAGGACGTTCTTTGGGACGAGCTTCACTCTCGTCATAAATGGCTTTGCAAATAGCATCTTCAGCAACACGGCCAGCGGCAATCATTGGCGCATAAGCAGGCTCAATATTGTAGCGAGTACTCTGGCCACCTGGATAGCTCATAACAATGTGAGTGCCTTTAGGGAAGCTACTCATAAGGTCTTGGTCGTACTCCGCTACAGGAACATAACGACGACCTTGTTTGATGTAGTATGTCTTTTTCATAACCAGCTATGGCCGGACCAAGTGTTTAGATATCGCATACTTGCGCCTTTGTGTGCGCCGAAGTGTGCTCGGTAGAAATTGTTGTAGGCTCGCTGCCAACGTTTGGTCACACGCTCAGGCGCATGACAAGCGAGATAATGTAGATTTCTGAATTGCCGGGCAATAGTTTTCTTGTTTAGTTTATATCCAGCAGGATACCACTCTACCCGACTTTGCCAGTTGTAGTTGTCACTGTGTCCATACTTCAAACGTTGCTTCATGACACTCTTGGTGTCCATGCTTGAACTAGGGCGGAACTTGTTGGGCGGGTGACTCATGAGTAATCTCGATCAAGTTTTACGTTAGTCAGGCCTGAAATAACCTGAAAACGATCCCACGCTTCTTTGGCTGCTGGGTTGTGTTCTAGTTCCGAATCAGGCAACACAGTTTCTAGCCAGAACTCAGGTCGCCGTCGAGGATATGCACCAAACTTGCGAGGTTGATGGATACGACCAGTTTCCCACAGTTCTATAACCGCAGATTTTACATCATCTTCTGCTAACCCGTCCCATTCGGGCCTCATTTGAGTGTAACCAAGCCAAATAGATTTCCACTGTTCTTCAACAGTGGGATCAAAATCTGTGCGGGTGATCAGTACCAACACATCATGAATATCTACGCGGCCTTCTACAATGTCGCGCACACAGCGACTGAGACTCAGTCCAATTTTCACAGTTTTTCTCCAGGTTCAAAACCACGGAATCGTTTATGGCGGGGGAACCTTAGACTGTATGATCCGTCTTGGTTTTGCGTAACTGCGTCAGCTTCGATTTCGCCCACGACACCAAGTAGTCGATCCCGTGCGGCCCAAAACTCATCACGATCGCTATCACTAAAACCAGTACCAACATTAACACGAATAGTTCGTTCATTGTCAACTCCTTCGTAGATTATAGCACCTAACCGGCCCTCATTGCGACCGGTACCTTCTTCAAAACCCACAATGGTCAAATCGACCGTGATCGTAGGCTTCCATTTCATCCAAAAGTCGCTACGCTTACACTGATACGGAGCGTCAAGCTCTTTGATCATGATGCCTTCGTAGCCTTGCTCCACACTTGCTTCAGCAAAACGGCGCATGATGTCATGGCCTTCAGCAGTGTTTAAGTCCACATTCATGCCGGGCATGATCTGAACACAACCATCCTCGGGCAACACAGATTTGGCACTGTCGAGCCATTCCAGGCGTTGGGACTGTTTTACATTCCAGTGCCCTTCTTCCAGTGCGTCCAAGGGCAAAATGTCAAACACATGATATACCATGCCTGCGGTTTTGGCATCTGATTTGCGGTGTGCTTGCTTCATGAGCTTTTGAAAGCTTTCGCCTACGATCTCGCCATCCAGAACAAAGCGGCCACCTGTGCCACGGCCATATTGGAACGCTTTGCGGTATTGTTCAATGTGTTCAGCAATCTGCGGGAAGTTTTCAAACACCTTGCCGTTGCGGCTGTACAATGTAACCGTGGCACCTTGTACCACAGCCAGCACACGTACACCATCCAGCTTGACTTCAAGACGCTTGATGCCACGGAGTTTTTGCTGTTGGTCTGAACTGTCTTGTGCCAGCTGGCAAGTAAACACAGGGATCTTCCACTCAGTTTTGCCCAGCACCTTGTTCAGTGTTTTTTCAGAGATGCCACAACGCAGATCTTTGATGATCACGCGACGAGCAAGACCGTTCCACTCTTCTGAGTCAAACTGTTCACTGATGTTTTGAATTGCTTCGCGAGCACGGTTGCCAGTGATACCGCGAGTACGCAGATCTTCAAGCAGGGCCCAAAACTGAGTCCATGGATTAGCACGACCAGTGAGGCCTTGGGTTTCAGCTACCTGACGCACGCCAAACACAAAGAACGGATTGTATGCCTGGTAGCAGTTGAAAAGAAAGCACTGTGCGTCAGCACTGCCAAGCTTGGCGGCCAACAATGCCTTTTCAATCACTGTTTCTTTGTGGATACGACTGTCGGAGCTTTCTAAATCTCTAATCCATCCTGCTGCCATTGCTCCGTCGAACCTTGAATCACTGTAATCTACTATCATATTTAATCTTTCACCACGAGGAGTTATAAAACACTTTTAGTCCAAAGAACAGTTCGGCCCTGGCGTTCTTGATGAACTCAAGGTCATGTTCTCGATAGTGTTCGTCAGCATTGTTGCCAAAAAAGAATCCAGTTGTGCCCGGAAGCTGACCGTGTGTTACAGCACGTTCAAGTTCATCAAGGTCATCGTATGTTAGTTCAAGTTCGTCGCCGTTGAACTCGCCTGAATTGCCCCGACTTTCCCACAGTCTACGCATCCATCCTTGCAGGTTAGGATGCTTGCGCCAGTAGGCAATCTCACGCGGCTTGGCTACTGTGGCTTTATGTGGGCGCCATTCGCCGTCGACATAGTCACCTTCGGCTTCATAGTATTCATCACGTTCACCAGCTCGTGTTGCCACGTATGCGTATTGATCAAGACCCATTGTTGCGTACCACCTATTATCGATTTGCATTTTGTTGATGACGATACTCGCGCTTGAGCCAGTATTTGTATTTGCTAAAGTATTCTTGCGGAGTGGCAGTTGGCTCAACACCCTCCCAAGTCAGGCATTCTTCCACATGCTGGTACCACATTTCTTGACACCATGCACGGAAGTTCATGCTGCCTCCAGCATGTTAGCAGGCACGTTCCAGTTGGTGTTGCCTTCGCGCACAGTGATGTTCTTGATCTTGACCTTGGCTACCACGCCAATGTGAACATGGCCAGTCTTGGGGTGGACAAACTTCACAGTATCGCCATTCCAAAAACTACGGACCTTTTCTTTGGTCATTTGTGCTCGGCGATACTTGATCGCGGTAGCAATGGAGTTGAGTTGTTCGTTGGTGAAGTCGCCAAACATGATGGCAGAGTTCACTTGCTGAATAGTGAGATCGGACATTGAGAGCTCCTAACGTTGAACAGTTTGTATTATAGCAGATGGGGAATTATTGGTCAAATCGCTTCGTACCACCAACCGTTGAGTCGGAATGTTTCAATGTCAGATTGGTGTGCTCGTGCTTCCATCCAAATGGAGCCTGCTTTTTGGATTTCCAGGCTGGTGTAGCGCAGGATTTCTAGTGCGTCTTTTGTGTAGAACAAAATGCGTGTCATTGCTGGCTCCTTTTTGCTGTCTATGCTGTTATTATAGCAAAAAGGGCAATTTTGGTCAACCAGAAAAAGTAGTACTTGAGTACTACTTTTACACAGGCAGGGTTTCAAAGGTTTTGTATTCTTTTTCGCCAGTTTGATACTGGACCCAAATCACATTTCTGTTACTCACAGGTGGTGTTGGCAGTCCCGAAAACACTCTGTAACCGTTGCTGTCAAATGTGCTAGCACCAGTGGGCCAGCCTGAACTTGTCCATTCAGTGGTCCAGTTAAAAGAAGTGCTCGGCGGACCGCGGAAAGTCACTGTCACAGTGTTGCCATATACTGTGACATTTTCTTGGTTGAACCAGCCATCCTGAACCACAGTTATTGATTTTGGATAGTTGTTTGCTACTACATCAATAGTGATAGAATCTCCTGTGCCCGGAGCATCGGTGGTCACGTTTAATGTAATAGCACCAGTATCACGCAGTAACCACGCCGGGACAGAAAATAACTCGCCCCCGTTGGAATTCAGAGACGCCCTGGGCCCATATGTAACCGACTCGTCTGAGTTTATATTTTTAACTGTAACCGATGTGTTCGGATCTGACGGTTGTGCTTTTATCTGCATCCAAAATGCCTGTTTTTGTAGTAATGTAGTTGTTTGAGCAACCGCAGGCAATTGTTGATAAACACCAAGTATAGAAACAACAGTAGGCTCTGCCGGCGGCACAGGTACTATCAACGGAGAAATAATCTGCTGTGCTTGAGCCACTGTGTATGAAGTACTGGTAGGATTTTCTGGTGTTTGATATTCTACAGGTGTTGGCTCTACTAACGGCTCGCCTAACGATGAAGACGGAAGCAGGTCTTGGTTAGATGATACAGCTTCTGGGGTTCCTGTGCTATCGGGGTTGCCTGGATAGTCAGGCGATATATTGAATCCAGTGAGATCAACGCCAATGTTTGTGAGTGCCGCTTGATTATTGCCTTCTCGTATGGCACCTAATATAGCCTGTCCGGTCAGCACTGATGTGTCAGCTATGTCTGTCAAGAACTGCACAGGGCCGCCTGGGGTATTGTTTTGTGCTGCAACTGGCAAGCCGCTGACAAAACTCAGTATGGCTTGTTGCCCAGCGCCCTGAAAATCATCATAGTTTATTCCAGCATTACTTTGGTTGATTGCTTCGGTTTCTATCTGCGCACAAATATTTTCAAAACTCTGATTGAGACTGGCAGTTATGTCTGGGTTTGCTGCAACAAGGCTAGCAATCTCTGCGGCGGCGGCAGGTATGAGACCATTGGTAAAAGCAAGATCTCCTGTGGCATATGCACCGGCACCAGGTCCAGATGGTATATTCACCGGTCCTGTCACTGGTCCAAAATTACCTTGCACACAACTCAGCATGTTGTCATACACTGCTTTGAGATTTGTGAGGTCCAGCAATGCTAGGCCGCTGTTGACTTGGTTTATCCAGTCTGACACATTCACGCCAGCAGCCGTGCCCAAAAAGTCATACACTGTTGGTGTACCAAATGGCCCTGTGCCTGTGGCCAGGTTGGTTTGAATGTAATCATTTACGCTGGTAGGAATAGGCGTTGTGAGCCCTTCGACCAATGTTAGACCTTTGAGCGTTTCTACTGTCATGCTAGAGCCTGTGCTAATTGCGCTGTGGTCAAGTTAGAAACATTGGTTATCTGACTTAGACTTACTGATAGTGCTACGCTGGCAATTGCTTGTTCAACAGGAACAATCTTGCTTAATTCATCGCAGCCTGTGGCAGTGTTGTTGGGACCAAACTCAATAGAATTTAAAAATTCTGTAATGTTGAAATTCACAGATCCATCGGATTGGTAAATCAGCTCAGGACCTGACGGAGTAGGCACAGTGAGACAAGTCCAACTGGTAGTAAACAAACGTAGAGGATCCAACAAATCTTGAAGGCTAGTAAGGCCTTGAATTGTCACATCCAAGATGTTTAAAATTTCTAGTAGATTCGTTCCAGTTATAGCACCCAAGGCTTCATATGCACGACTTTGGAGATTATTGAACTCACTACGAGACAAGTTCAAAGTAGATTGTTCAGGAGTACAAAGTCTTATAATTTCATCTTCATTGAGTCCTTGCTCTCTTAGAGCAGTTTCAATTGAAGGCAAAGTGCCTCGCACAATATTTGCTGCCAAACTAATTTGTTGCAACAGACCTGCAGGTGTGCCCATTTGATCTAACTTAGCCAAACTAATTGCCTGCCCGATTCTGGCCAAGTCAGCTGCAAATGCAGGGATGGCCAAGGTAACTCGAGTCACGTTACCAGTGATCAAGTCATTCATTGTGGTAAATTCTTTTGCCACTTGATTAGCATTTACGGTGCTATAGATCAATTGAGTGGTTTGACTTTGATAGCTGGCCACTGATGTGTATATCGAAACAAATTTAGAATTGTCTCCATTGCCTAGATATTTGTCAGCAGTGTCAAGTACAAATTGTGCAAAACCTCCATCTACAGTTGCGGGAATAGTTGCAGCAGTCTGCACCGGAGTTATGGTATTTGCATATGCGCTGGGAACACTAGCTCCTAGCGGGGCACAATTAGTCGCGCCCAGAGTTTTAATCTGTGTTATTGTGGCATTGGCCAGGCCATATGTACCTGCAAGATCCAACGTGGCCAACAAAGATGCAATAGCCGGAATTGAATCGTAGTTTGCTGCTGCATTTGCTAAGTTGCTGGGCACTGTAATACCAGTGTTGGCTAACATGCCCTGCGCGGCAATAATCTGCAAGGGAGTATACACACCGTTGGCCACGATCAGGCTCCCCCAACTCTTACATTGTCGCTGCCGCCTACTCGCTTGTGATCTCGGCAAGAGTCAGCATTGCCTTTGATATTCACTGGTTTGTTGTTGGCCCTGACAGAAGCAAAGCCATTGGCTGTTTTTACCGCTTTGTGGTCGTAACTTTTTCTTTTGTAGTGATCTTCGACCGCAGATCCATCTACAGAGATCGGCAGGTTGTTGACTCTCACCGAGTCAACCCCGCCTGTGATTTTTGCCCCAACATCGTTGGCATCACCTTTTCTCTGTACTGCTGGCATGTTATCCTAGAATTAACTTCTTGTCTGGAACCTTAATGCCTGTAGTGGCTTCAAGGTACTTCATGCACACAGAATCATCTGTTCTGGCGCACAAAGCAATACTGGCAGTATTTAGCCGTATTTCTTGCTGGACATCTGCGGTAAACATGCTAGGCACAAGTCCCAGTCCTTGTGGACCTGGTGCTACACTCACAGGCTCTGTGATGATAATCCAGTCGCCGCCGGCTTGCTCGACTTTGGCAATCATTTCTTCGCCGCTGTTTAATTTAAAGGTATAAACCTTGTTTGGTTCTAGTGCAATTTGCATTATGCTGCTTTCTCAAAATATTGTTTAAGTTCAGTGAATCCACCGATTAGTTGATCATCTAAAAAGATTTGTGGCACAGTACGTGCTGTGGGCACAGCGTCTAATAGATCTTCTTTAGTGAAACCATCACCAATTTTCTTCTCTTCAAATTCAATACCTTTTTGCCTGAGCAAGGCCTTGGCTTGATCGCAATAAGGGCAGTGATACTTTGACCATACAATAGCTTTCATATTAGTTTCCTTTTAGTTTAAAAATTATATGCTCGTCTCGGTGATGCCAGAATACCAAGGGTATTGGGTCACCCGGTCCTGACAGCGAATACTCACCACGGACATGTCGTCCCCAGATCCATCTACGGCTCAAGTCACAGCGCCTGGGAATTAAAGCAAACTTTGTTTCCCAATAGGCCCTGCGCTTGTAGCTTTCATACATCATAGGTCGGGCAGTTCGTCGTAGTCCAGTGTATCTGACATCACACCAATAACATAGTTAGTTGATTCATTTTCCTGTAGCGCAGTTTGTTTCTTGCTGGTGTCAACGTGCTTGTTGAACCAAGGAATTGGTGTGGACTTGGGAGCAGGCTCAAGATACTTGATGCCAATTTCTTTTAGGGCACCAGCAGCAGTGTAGTCAACAAAGTCTTTGAGAATGTTTGCGTTGAGACCAATAACAGGACCAAACTTAAACAGATACTCTGCCCAGGCTTTTTCTTCGCGAATAACATCCAAGTACATTTGGTACACTTCTGCTTCGCACTCTACTTTGACTTTGGCAAAGCGTGGATCTTCTTTGACCACTTGGTTGATCATCCAAGCAGTCCATTCTTTGTGTAGGATCTCGTCCTGTAGGATCAAACTGATAATGTTGCCGTTGCCAATAAAGATCTTGTTCTCTACCATTGCAAGGCTTGTAGCAAATGACACCATGAATCGGAATGCTTCCAAGGCGTAGCTGGCGTTGAGTGCCAGCCAAATTGCCTTGATGTGTTCTTCTTCGCCGACAGCGATACCATTGTCGTTGAGTTCTTTGCGGCAGTTTAGTCTATGCAGATAGTCATAGTAGTTGCCTACGCTGGAGGCCATGTCCACAATCTCTTGTGTGTCGTGAATAGTGTTGAACACATCCTTGGGCACGTTGTAGATGTTACGAATGATATGACTGTAACTGCGACTGTGAATGTTGGTTTCAAAGAATGTCCAGTTGTACACAAGACTTTCAAGTTCGGGCAAGCTAGCCACTGGCACAAAGATCTGGCTGGGTCCGCGACCTTGCAGGCTGTCCAGTGCTGTTTGGCGCAGTAGGTTTGAAGTAAAGATGTGACGCACAGTGTCACTGGCATCTTTGAAGTCTTGTGCGTCTTTGGTCAATGAGATTTCTTCAGGAACCCAGAAGAAGCCTCGAGCCTCTTGTTCAAACTTGGCCAGTTTGTTGTACTTGACTTCTTCAAAACGTTGAATGGTCACAGGACCTGCTGGATCCAAGAACATCTTACGGTTTAGATAATCCGTTTTTGTTTTTAGATTGTATTGTGCTTTGCTCATAGTTTGTTCTTTATAATTTCCGCTACCGTACTGGCTGTAACCGGTGCCAGTGTCCAACCCAAATGTCCGTGTCCTGTATTATAAAACACTTTTGTGTTGTTGTCACTCTGTTTGACAACAGGCATCATGTTGGGTGTCATGGGACGCAGACATGCCCAACTGGTGTAATCGTGTGTGTTGATATCGGGAAAGTTGGTGTGAACCCAGCGCAGTAGAGGTTCAATTCGATCCCTGCGAATATCATAGTTTTCGCCGTTTAGTTCAGCAGTGCCTGCAACACGAAAACGATTGCCTAAAGTGCTGGTAACAATCTTGGCTTGATCATCCAGCAAACTTACTCGGGGCAAGTGCTTGGGGTCAACATTGTTGATTGTAATGCTGTAGCCTTTCACAGGGTAGATATCCAGAGTATCGCCCACTTGTTCTGCTAACTCTACGCTGCCTACTCCGGCACTGATCACAACCGCATCAAACCCATCCAAGGACAACAACAAGTTAACATCGGGCGCATGTCCGAATTTGAAACTTACATTGTACTTGGTTTTTAGTACCTCAGCTAGGCCATAACAGAACTTGTGAATGTCACCAGTCCAGTCGTCCTTGGTCCAAGCTGCACCAATCATGTCATTGATGTTGTTGAGTGTCGCATCTTTCATCTTGGCTTCAGCAGGAGCCAACAGTTTCCATTCAGCACCATTGTTTTCGTAGATGAATCTAGCCTCTACAGCATTGCTCCAATACTTTTCATCTTTGTAAAAGTGTAGAATACCGCAGTCGCTGCGATCAAACTCAATGCTTTCTTCCTTGCATATCTCATCATAGAGTTTTCTAGACTCAAGGCCCATTTTGATAGTTGCAGCAGTGTTCTTGTGGTATTCTAGATTAAACGTATGCCACAAAAACTTGGCCATCCACTTCCATTGTTTGAAGTCCAAGCGCGGGCGGATCAGCAACGGGGCATCCTTGGTAAACATCCACTTGATGCCTTTCCACACGTTGCTCCACGTGGTCCAGACCTCGCTGTTGCTGACTGAGATCTGTCCACCATTGGCAAAGCTGGTGCGCATTGCTGGATAACGCTCTTGCTCATACACAGTTACAGAGTAACCCTGACGAGCAAGATAATATGCTGTGGTAACGCCAGTGATGCCAGCGCCCACTACTGCTACACGTTTGGTCATAGTTTGCAGCTCTCGCAATCTTCCACGTCATCAAAGTCAATGGCTTCTAAAGGCGCTTCTTCAACGTCTTTGCTCTTGGCGCCTTGCTTGTTGATCAAGCTGTAGTAGAATGTTTTGATACCCCAGTGGTGTGCCAACATTAGATTGCGAGCAATCAATGTAGTGGGCACTTTGCGGCCTTCAAAGTGTGCAGGATTGTAGAATGTGTTTGTTGAAATTGATTGATCCACATAGACCTGCAACACAGCGGCTGTCTTGAGATAGCCTTCACAGTTGTGTTGATCCCACATCAGCTGATATTTGTTCTTGAGCTTGTGGTACTCAGGCACAACCTGTGTCAATGAACCTGCCTTGCTTTCTTTCACAGTGATCAAACTCATGGGCATTTCGATACCATTGGTTGAGTTGATCACAACCGAGCTAGACTCCACAGGAGCAATGGCCATGAGTGTGGCATTACGAACACCATAGGCTCGCATTTCAGCACGTAGACCTTCCCAGTTCAGTTCAGGTGCAAAGTTAGTGAGTTCGTCTGCGCCCTTGGCTCTACGTTCCCAAGGGAAGATGCCTTGCCCATACCAAGTACGGTCAGAGTCTTTGCAGCGACCACGTTCCTTGGCCAGTTCCACTGTGGCTTCAGTTAGATAGTAAGCCTGGTGCTCCATCCATGACTTGACTTCTGCTAG